TTGAAAGGAACCATAACCTTTATGTAAAATTACTGCGGGTGCTTGAGGCTATCTGTCTCAGGCATGAACACCAAAGGCAGATAGAGAAAAGCCCCAGTTAACATTACGCGTCCTGCAAGACGCTTAACATTAATCTGAGGCTCAATCTATGAACGGCAAATCTAGGTTAGCCTCTTACGTGCCGAAAGGCAAGGAGAAGCAGGCTATGAAGCAGCAAAAGGCGATGTTAATCGCCCTGATCGTCATCTGTTTAACCGTCATAGTGACGGCACTGGTAACGAGGAAAGACCTCTGCGAGGTACGAATCCGAACCGGCCAGACGGAGGTCGCTGTCTTCACAGCTTACGAACCTGAGGAGTAAGAGACCAGGCGAGGGAGAAATCCCTCGCCACCTCTGATGAGTCAGGCATCCTCAACGCACCCGCACTTAACCCGCTTCGGCGGGTTTTGTTTTTTCCTGGCATTCTGGTTTACAATTCGCACGCCAGCCTGAACAACTGGCACCTGCTGCGCCAGCAGAGACAACCGATGGCGCACGATACCAAATTACACAATTCTGATGATTCTGCCGTCTTTGCCAGCAGGCACGGGCGGCGTTCCCGCACTTTCAAATCTGACTGGTTCCAGCATGCCCCATGCACTGAAGAACAGGCCGAGTGGCTAATTCAATGCTACCGCAGATACGGATACGAGATTAAGAAAGCCCTCAGCCTCGATTATCGTCACTGGATAATCTCCGTCAGGCTTCCTTACTCCGAACGCCCACCGCGTCCGTCCCGCACATTCCAGCAACGCATCTGGAGGTAACGTGCGGGTATTACTTCGACCTGTTCTGGTACCGGAACTCGGGCTGGTGGTCGTTAAGCCGGGCCGTGAATCCATGCCGGTATTCCACAATACCCGGGTACTGGTGGAGCCGGAACCGAAAAGCATGCGTAATCTGCCGTCCGGGGTCGTTCCTGCCGTTCGCCAGCCGCTGGTGGAAGACAAAACATTGCTGCCGTTTTTCAGTAATGCACGGGTAATTCGTGCTGCTGGTAGTGCTGGTGCATTGTCTGACTGGCTGTTGCGCCATATTAAATCCTGCCAGTGGCCACACGGCGATTATCATCACAGCGAAACCGTCATTCACCGTTATGGTACCGGCGCAATGGTGTTGTGCTGGCACTGCGACAACCAGCTGCGTGACCAGACATCCGAATCACTCGAGCAACTTGCTCATCAAAACCTGTCAGCATGGATGATTGACGTCATCCGTCACGCAATCAGCGGTACGCAGGAGAGGGAGTTATCGCTGGCCGAATTATCCTGGTGGGCGGTCTGCAATCAGGTGGCTGATGCGCTTCCGGAGTCTGTATTGCGTCGTTCACTGGGATTACCGGTGGAAAAAATCCGCTCCGTATATAGTGAGAGCGACATCGTACCGGGAGAACAGACAGCCCCCAGCATACTGAAGCAGCGCACAAAAAATATTGCGCTGCCACCTCACGTCCACCAGCAACAAAATCCACCACAGGAAAAGACGGTAGTAAGCATCGCCGTTGATCCGGAGTCCCCGGAATCTTTCATGAAACGGCCTAAACGTCGTCGCTGGGTTAATGAAAAGTTCACGCGCTGGGTTAAGACGCAGCCGTGTGCATGCTGTGGAAAGCCAGCTGATGATCCGCATCACCTGATTGGCCATGGGCAGGGCGGTATGGGGACAAAATCCCACGATATTTTCACACTACCGTTGTGCCGGGAGCACCACAACGAACTTCATGCTGACCCGCTGGAGTTTGAGAAAAAGTACGGGTCCCAGGTTGAGTTAATTTTTCATTTTCTTGATCACGCCTTTGCAACTGGCGTGCTCGGGTAAACGAGGTGACTGATGCCCATAGATTTGGTTTTACCTTACCCACCGACGGTGAATACTTACTGGCGACGCCGTGGCAGCACATATTTTATCTCGGAGGAGGGAAAGCGTTATCGCCGGGCTGTGGCGCTTATTGTTCGCCAGCAGCGGCTGAAATTAAACCTGTCCGGAAGGCTGGCGATAAAGATTATTGCAGAGCCACCGGATAAGCGCCGCCGCGACCTGGACAATATCCTGAAGGCACCACTGGATGCGCTGACGCATGCCGGACTACTTATAGACGACGAGCAGTTTGATGAAATCAATATTGTGCGCGGTCAGCTCGTTCCTGGTGGGCGGCTGGGGATAAAAATCACAGAACTGGAGTGCGCATGAATAACCAGTATTTACAGTTTGTGCGTGAGCAGCTCATTATCGCCACCGCTGATTTGAGTGGGGCAACAAAAGGTCAGCTTGAAGCCTGGCAGGAGAATGCCATGTTCGATACAGGGCGTTACAGGCGTAAAAAAATCCGGTACCGAGATGAAGTGACCGGAAAAATGATTACGCGGGATAATCCACCAATCCCGGGGAAACAATCGCTGGCGAAGGGGACGTCAATTCCTCTGGTCAGTCCGGTTGAGTTTTCGACATCATCGTGGCGGCGGGCTGTTCTGTCTCTTGAAGAACATCATAAAGCCTGGTTGTTGTGGAGTTACAGCGGGAGTATTTGTTGGGAATATCAGATCGCGATAACACAGTGGGCGTGGAATGAATTTAATACTCAATCCGGTACCAGAAAAATTGCAGGGAAAACGCAGGAACGCCTGAAAAAATTAATCTGGCTGGCGGCGCAGGCAGTAAAAGCAGAACTTTTTGGTGGGGAAGGTTATGAATACCAGGAGCTGGCATTACTGGCGGGAGTGACAACTAAAAACTGGTCCAAAACATTTACTCGTCACTGGGTTGCAATGAAACACATTTTTCACCGACTGGATAGTGAGGCTTTATTGTTTGTAATGAGAACACGTTCAAAACAAAAGGCGGCATTTTCAAAGCAAAGTGTTGCAAAAGTAGATTGAAAGGCATATATTTCATGCAAATCTGATATTTTGCCGATTTTGTACGTGATGGCAAAAGCAAACAAAACCCGCCCACAAGCGGGTTTTTTTGTGCCACTTATCTCGGATAGAAATGGTGAATGCGCTGGTGGAGGAAGTAAGGGTAATTTTTAACCAGGTGATTCTTGAATGCTTGCAACATTTATTTCGTAACGTTATTATCCTGCGCCCGGCCCTTTAGCTCAGTGGTGAGAGCGAGCGACTCATAATCGCCAGGTCGCTGGTTCAAATCCAGCAAGGGCCACCAACCGTCACCAGTTCATCAGGAAAGAGCGTCAACCCTTTAAGTTGAGTGTGCGAGGTTCGAGTCCCCGGTGGCGGTCCAGTGCCGACTTAGCTCAGTAGGTAGAGCAACTGACTTGTAATCAGTAGGTCACCAGTTCGATTCCGGTAGTCGGCACCATATGCAGGCATCGCATAATGGCTATTACCTCAGCCTTCCAAGCTGATGATGCGGGTTCGATTCCCGCTGCCCGCTCCAGTTAGAGTCTTTCAGTCTGCGATGATGGGAAATCCCGGAGTGACTGAAAGACGTTTAAGTTATGAATGATCGCTTTTTTTTGCAAAATTGCTGTGCAGAAATACTAACCTTCGGGCAGGCGATCATTCATAAGCACTCTGCTTTTATTCCGATTAACTGTGGGTGGTTTGTTGGATAGAGTGCTTTCCTTACTGTATATATTGTTTCGCCCGCTTTTGCGGGCTTTTCTTTTCAAATCCCTTTCATTTCTCAGTGTAAAACTACGCCATCCGTTATTTGCGGAGGTGAGGCTATGAAATCCATGGACAAAATTTCAACGGGCATTGCCTATGGCACCTCCGCAGGCAGTGCTGGCTACTGGTTTTTACAGTGGCTTGATCAGGTCAGTCCGTCACAGTGGGCTGCGATTGGTGTGCTGGGGAGTCTGGTTCTGGGCTTCCTGACTTATCTGACAAATCTGTACTTCAAAATCAGAGAAGACAAGCGTAAGGCTGCACGGGGAGAGTAATTCAATGACTCAAAACTATGAACTGATTGTGAAAGGGATCCGCAATTTTGAGAATAAAGTTACGGTAACTTTAGCGTTACGGGACAAAAAACGCTTTGACGGTGAAATTTTTGACCTGGACATCTCGCTGGACCGTGTTGAAGGTGCCGCGCTGGAGTTTTATGAGGCAGCAGCCAGAAGGAGCATCAGACAGGTCTTCCTGGATGTTGCTGCCGGGTTATGTGAAGGGGATGAGCAGTCGCCGGAAAAGCGCCCCGTAATTTTAGAGGCGCAGAATGTATGGATAACCTACAAAGGAAAGCTACCGGGAAGAATTACTGGTTCTCTGAAGACTCCTCCGGAATCACAACCTTAAGTCACTGACCGGAACAGATAAACCTGTCCGTGGGCAGAAACCGATAAATCCTGATAAATATCCATGAACGCAAAAATCAGATACGGCCTGTCGGCTGCCGTTCTGGCACTGATTGCCGTCGGTGCGCCCGCGCCTGATATTCTCGACCAGTTTCTGGATGAAAAAGAAGGTAACCACACAACGGCATACCGCGATGGGTCCGGCATCTGGACCATCTGTCGGGGTGCCACGATGGTGGATGGAAAACCCGTTTTTCCCGGTATGAAACTGTCGAAGGAAAAATGCGACCAGGTCAACGCCATTGAGCGTGATAAGGCGCTGGCATGGGTGGAGCGCAATATTAAAGTACCACTGACCGAACCACAAAAAGCGGGTATAGCGTCATTCTGTCCCTATAACATTGGCCCCGGTAAGTGTTTCCCGTCGACGTTTTATAAGCGGCTGAATGCCGGTGATCGTAAGGGCGCATGCGAGGCGATTCGCTGGTGGATAAAAGATGGTGGGCGCGATTGCCGCATACGTTCAAATAACTGCTATGGACAGGTTATTCGTCGTGACCAGGAAAGCGCATTAGCCTGTTGGGGGATAGAGCAGTGAGCAGAGTCGCCGCGATTATTTATGCTTTGGTTATCTGCATCATCGTCTGCCTGTCGTGGGCGGTCAATCATTACCGTGATAACGCCATCGCCTACAAAGAACAGCGTGATAAAAAAGTCAGTGAGCTGAAGCAGTCGATCGCCACCATCGCTGACATGCAGCAGCGTCAGCGTGATGTTGCTGCACTCGATGCAAAGTACTCGAGAGAATTAGCCAATGCGAAAGCTGAAAATGAAACTCTGCGCGCTGATGTTGCCGCTGGTTGTCGTCGGTTGCACATCAAAGCAGTCTGTCAGTCAGTGCGTGAAGCCACCACCGCCTCCGGCGTGGATAATGCAACCAGCCCCCGACTGGCAGACACCGCTGAACGGGATTATTTCACCCTCAGAGAGAGGCTGATCACTATGCAAAAACAACTGGAAGGAACCCAGAAGTATATTAATGAGCAGTGCAGATAGAGCTGCCCATATCGATGGGCAACTCATGCAATTATTGTGAGCAATACACACGCGCTTCCAGTGGAGTATAAATGCCTAAAGTAATAAAACCGAGAAATCCATTTACGAATGTTTGCTGGGTTTCTGTTTTAACAACATTTTCTGCGCCGCCACAAATTTTGGCTGCATCAACAGTTTTCTCCTGTCCAATTCCCGAAACGAAGAAATGATGGGTGATGGTTTCCTTTGGTGTTACTGCTGTCGGTTTGTTTCCAACAGTAAACGTCTGTTGAGCACATCCTGTAATAAGCATTGCCAGAGCGGCAGAAAACAACATTTTTTTCATCTTATTATCCTGCATTGTTAAAAACGGCAGAATCCTATGTGACAACAATTAAACGATAGTTAAATGGATTGATGAAAATTAAAACTATATAGGTGGATGCTCAGCCTATTGGAGGTAGTCAGGATTTGAATGTCAGTCTGTTGTCGGCATTCTGGCAATGCAATTTGGATAAAGCGGGGATTAAAAAGATAGAGGCGAGCCGGTCAGGTAGAAATGAATCAGGCTCAAAGTGAAGCGGAAAAGGTCTGTGGCACAAGCTGATGCAGCCATAATTACAGCCTGATGATTTGTGAAATGAAACATGTTGAACCTCCTTAATTGATGTTATTCGAGTGATGAAGGCATTCTGTCCTTCTATAGTGTCCAGTAAATCAAACAGGAAGCTTGTCTCACGTGTGAGACAAGCCTCTCCATTAGCGAGTTGTATTGATTACAACTCTTCAAAGAGTTCATTACTGGGTAGATGAAAATAGTTTCACGACGAATGGAGGAGGCTATGTCGGTGGCTTCTTCATTGGAGTACATATGCCCCCACGAATCCCACGCGCCTGCCGTAAGCGTGGATGTGCACGTACAACCACAGACAGTTCTGGTTACTGCGATAAACATCGTGGTGAAGGATGGGTACAGCATCAACGCGGACTGAGTCGCCACCAGCGTGGCTATGGCTCGAAATGGGATGTTATACGTGCGCGTATACTGAAGCGTGATAACCATCTGTGTAAGAACTGTCTGCGCAATGGACGAGCCGTTGAGGCCAGGACTGTAGACCACATGATTCCAAAAGCTCATGGCGGCACCGATGATGACTCCAATCTTGAGTCGTTATGCAGGGAATGCCACAGAGAGAAGACAGCAAGGGAACGTATTCGATGATAATATTCACTGCTGTAATGCATAAAAATAGTTTCTATATTCATGCAGATACCCGGGAGGGATTTTGGGTTGTTTTAAGTGAAAAACTGGGATGGGGCAAATTTGAGTTAATTCGCCCCTCAGATGAGTTTAGCCCTACTGGAGGGTTGTTTGAATTAGTCGAAGTGCGTTCGGCAGATTCAGAACCCCCTGAGTCAGTAACTGTAGGGTCAAATGTTTTATGGCGTCTCCCGGAAGCTCTCGGAGTTTTGAAATCAATCCCTTCTTCTGATCTTCAGATATATTTGCGACACGGATTATATCCTCAAGGGCAACAATCGTGTCACTGTGTAACCGAAAGGTCTGAACTTTAAGGATCGCACTTAAGCCGCCATCATCGAGAAGAAAATCAATTCCTTTTTCTGTAATGTAGCAGTTAGGGGCACAGAAGATAAACTCAACGCCAGCCATGGTGTCACTGCGTATGAAGGGGGTGGAAACGAGACCATGCATTTCAAGGTATAACATGCACGCCACAAAGTGATCGTAACTGTCAAACTTCTCAATGAGGTCTCGCTCCTGTGCCTTGTTTAAAGAGTTAGGCGCGCAATCTATAAGGGCATTGAGGATTTCAAGTTGTAAGGCTCTGTCATATTTTCTGGTTTTATCCATTTCTTAGACTCCATCTTTTATTTATTGAGATTAACTGAATACACCATGCTGAGCATCCTGATGGGTGGCCAGTATCTGCTTTTTGCCGCCATCTTCAAGGGGGAGGGGGGGGGATCAAATCTCTGCAACCCAGGCTGCTCAGTACCGCCGCCTGACCTTTCCTCGCATCGCCGCAGGTTCGAAAACTTTTTTTTGGAATGTGATTAAATGATTGATAGGTAAAACCGATTATGTCTGGACCCCCGAAAACCCCGCCACGCCTGCATTTGATACGAGGTAACCCCTCAAAGCGGCCAGTTAAAGACTCCAAAAAAACCGCTAAAAAGGATGAAAAAGGTCTCCCTAAAATTCCGCAACATTTAGGGGCGCAGGGGAAGTACTGGTTCAGGCGAATGGCGGAAGAGCTGAATGCGGAAGGGATCATTTCTCAGCTCGATGCACGTGCGCTCGAGTTACTGGTGGAAGCCTACACCGAATACCGGCATCACTGCGAAATACTCGATGTTGAGGGTTATACCTACCGCACGGAAACGCAGAATGGCGATGTGCTGATCAAGGCACACCCGGCTGCTGCGATGAAGGCTGATGCCTGGAAGCGGATTCGGGCGATGCTTGCAGAGTTTGGTATGTCACCGGCAAGCCGGGCGAAAGTAAATACCGCCGGACCGGATGATGTTGATCCGCTGGCAGAGCTTTTAAAAGCGAGAGACTGATGGCAAAAGTGGCTGACGGGATCCGCTACGCCGAACGTGTTGTTGCAGGAGAAATTGTTGCTGGCGAATTTGTCCGTCTGGCCTGCCAGCGTTTTCTTGATGATCTGAAGTACGGCGAAGAGCGGGGGATTTATTTCAGTGAACCTCGTGCACAGCACATCCTTAATTTCTACAAATTTGTACCCCATGTGAAAGGGGCGCTGGCAGGTCAGCCCATTGAGTTGATGGACTGGCATGTGTTTATCCTCATTAATATTTTTGGTTTTGTCATTCCGCTGGTGAATGAAGAAACCGGGGAAGTTGTCATGCGCAGCGATGGCAGTGGACGCCCGGTGATGGTGCGCCGGTTCCGGACAGCATACAACGAAGTTGCCCGTAAAAACGCAAAATCAACCCTGTCATCGGGTATCGGTCTGTATATGACGGGGGCAGATGGTGAAGGCGGGGCTGAGGTGTATTCAGCCGCAACCACGCGTGACCAGGCCAGAATTGTGTTTGAAGACGCCAAAAATATGGTCAGAAAAGCCCGGTCGACACTCGGGCGGTTGTTTGATTTCAACAAGCTGGCGATTTACCAGGAGCAGAGCGCATCAAAATTTGAACCGCTTTCCTCGGATGCAAACAACCTGGACGGTCTGAACATCCACTGCGCCATTATTGATGAGCTGCATGCTCATAAAACCCGTGACGTGTGGGACGTTCTGGAAACGGCAACCGGTGCCCGTCTGCAGTCTCTGTTATTTGGCATCACCACGGCTGGCTTTAACAAGGAAGGGATTTGCTACGAGCAGCGCGATTACGCCATTAAGGTATTGCGAGGCTATAACAGCGACGTGGAGGGCGCGGTAAAAGACGACTCCTACTTTGCGATCATTTACACGCTCGATGAGGGAGATGATCCGTTTGATGAAACGGTCTGGCAGAAAGCGAATCCTGGCCTGGGCATCTGTAAACGCTGGGATGATCTGCGTCGTCTGGCGAAAAAAGCGAAGGAGCAGGTCTCTGCGCGGGTGAATTTTTTTACCAAACACATGAATGTGTGGGTCACTGCCGAATCTGCCTGGATGGATATGATTAAGTG